CCCGCGATCATCCAGTGACTGCTGGATTCTCCGAGGGCTCTAAAGGGGACTCGGGCTCGCCCTCGATATCGTCGAGCGTCGCCACCCAATCCATGAACTCGAGCGTCGTCTTGCCCTGCCGCTTCACAGCGTGCCACGCAAGCCACACGAAATCGCGCGCAAAGATGTCGCCACCGGACAGCGCCGTCGACGGCTTCTGGAAGTGCTCCTCCCACGCGATCACGTCGACCAGCTCGGCCGTGATCGTCTCGGCCGTGCCGCCCTTCGGCTTGATCTTGAACTGAACCTGCATCCCTGCTCCCTCCGTTGCCGCTAGCGCGGCGTCAGGTTACGAGGTCGCCTTCGTCACGGTGCCCGAGATGGGCCACGTCACGTCGGCGGTATTGAGCTCACCCACGGCCCCGTTCACGCAGGCCCACTCAACGATGAGCGCCTGCATGGTAAACGAGGGATTCGCGGTGCCGACGGCGGTGCCGTTCGGCTTCACGACGATCTGAGCGGTCGAGCCGATCAGCGGGTAGACGAGGCCCTCGATGGCGCTGTAGTCGTTGTGCATCGACAGCGTGATCGAGTTGTCCTGGAGGCCGCCGACGCGCGTGACGGCGCCCTGGCCGAACGCGGTCGTCTCGACCTCGGCGGCCGTCACGTTCAGGGTGACAGCGGCGACGTTCGTGGAGACGTCCGTTCCGTTGATCGTGATCTTGGAATCGGTGAGGACGAGCTTGGCCAATGTGATCGTCCTCCTTTAGGACGTCGAGGTTGCGTCTTTCATAGTAGCGGACCCCTGAGCCGGAATCGGGATCAGCCTCGAACCTGCGCGACGAAACGGAAATCGACGGCGAGATACGTCGTGTCGTTCGCGTCGATCGTCTGGATATTGCCGGCGCTCTCGACCAGGCTCGTATCGACCGTGCCGCCGAGCGTGCGATCCGACTCGAGCGCCCACCGCACAGAGCCACTGCCGAAGGAGAGATACGAGTCGAGGAGCGTCTCCGCGCTCCGCTCCGCCGCCCTGCCGACGATCACGGTGATGTCATAGTTGTGTGTCACCATGCCGTTGCCCATTGCGCCGTGATACTCGATCGAGCGCAGGCTCGGGAAAGCCATCGGGACGTTGACCTGGTCGGGCTGGCGCGCATACGTCCGGAGCCCCGTGATAGCGCCGAGGCTCGACGCGATCGCCGTCTTGACCTGCGCGACCGTGCTCACCGGATGTTTCGCATCTTCTTATACGGCATTACGAGCTGCTCGACATCCGGGTCGAGGAAGCGCGACACGCGAACGGCGCCGAAATCGCCGAAGCCGGCGACGCCGAGCGGCGAGTCGAATCGCTTGAAGATCCGCGTCGACTGGATGATCGTCGCGATCTCAATCGCCTTCGGCACGCTCGGCCAGCCAAAGACGCCCGTCACGCGGACGAGTGCCTCGCCCTCGTCGGCGAACTGATTCCCGGTCGGGAATACATAGTCCTCGACGGCGCGAATGCGATCGTACGCCCACGGGATGCCGTCGAGGTTGCCGTTGAGCGGCTCGAGCTGGTAGTCCGTCGCGGCCCATGTAACCCATACGCCGTCGCTTGCCGGGTTCGATTCGACGGTGATCGCGGTGCCGGCGAGGTCGTCGATCTGGCAGATCAGCGGGTCGGGCGTATTGAAGTAGCGCGTCACGGTGCCGGACTGATAGAAGTTCCGCATCGCGTACCCATCGATCAGCCTGGACGCGGACTCAATGGCGCCCTCGAGGAGCGTATCGTCGACGCTGTCCGTGATCCTCAGCGCAGCCTTGACGTCCTGAAGCGTGGCATAGCCATTGGAGATCGCCATAGGGATAGTCTACAACGCGGTGGACAGGTTACTGCCGTGGAAGCGGTACCGCCACGTCACCTCGGGCACGCACGCGAAGACGGCATTCTGGTCGAGAGCGCGGAGCCAGAAATCCCAATCCTCGAATCCGTGCGCCGCATCGTCGCGCCAGCCGAGCGCGGCGCACAGATCAGCGCGGATCATGCTCGTCGCCGGGATATAGTTGCCGCGCCTCAGCCGGTCAGCATCGAACGGCGCGTTCGGATTCCATCCGCCGCGACCCTCGACGTGGCAATACGTGTAGATGATGTCGGCATCCGTGCGTGTCGCGAGCGTGGCGAGGTGATTCGTCAGCATCACGTCATCGTCCGCGATCTGCGCTATCCACTCGGCGCCGGCCTGAAGCGCGGCTTCCGTCAGAGCGTTCAGACACCGCGCCGGCCCTTGCCGCTCATAGTCGAGGTGGATGAGATGCGCGATCGGCTGGAGCGTCTGCGCGGCGACGGCCGCCATGCACTCGGCGCGGAACTCGACACGCTCGGGCAGGCTCGCCGTGACGACTGCGATCCTCGGCGTCATGCTACCCCGCGGAAGGCGTGCTTCATGTCAAGCCGCAGCTGCAAGGCTTCGTTCCAGCGGTCCCAGACCTCGGTGCTGAGGACGAGCTCGTCATACTCGCGCGGCAGGCGCGGATCTTTGTGCGTGTTCGATCCGAGGACGCGCGCCGGGGCTCCGGCCACCTTCGCGAACGGCGTGACATCCTTCACGATGCTCGAGTTCAGGCCGACCATTGCCGCCTCGCCAATGATCGCCCACGGGTGCGTCACGACGCCCTGACCGAACGTCGCATCCTGATCGATGATTGTGAAGCCGCCGAGGATGCTGAAACTACCTAGCGTGACGCGATCGCCGAGTTGGCAATCGTGAGCGATATGACAGCCCGCCATTAGGAGCGCATCGGCACCGACGCGCGTCTCCTCGACGATGCCGTGATGGACGGTGACGTACTCGCGCACACACGCGCCGCGCCCGATCCTAACGCCGGCGTGACGGATCGGAGCGTCGACGCCGCTCGGATACGAGCCGCGATGCTGTGGCGAGCCGCCGATCATCGCGTGCGCTCCGATGTAGACGTCGTCGGCGATCTGGCATGGGCCGGTGATGATCGCGTATGGCTCGATCGTGACGTTCTCGCCGATGTCGACGTTGCCGCGAATGATGACGGTGTCGTGAATCATGCCTGCTCGATGTCCTCCAGGGTTGCGATGACGCGATGCTCGAGCGTCATATCGTGATCGCCCGCGTTGATCCTGCGAGCCATGTCGGAGAGGCTGCGCTCGACAGGTGTCGGCGCCGCCTCGTCGGCGAGCTGGTCCCACGACATATCTCCGCCTGAGCAGACGAGACGCATCGTGCGGCGCTGCTCCTCGGCGTCTGTACGCGCCGTGAGCGTCGCTACGGCCCAATCCGTGTCGAGCCAGACGTGAAGATGATGATCGCCGCGGTCGACGCTACGGACGCGCCACGGCGCGTCTCTGAGCGCGTGCAGGAGCGCGACGTCGTGAACCATCATGTCGTGAAGGATCGGCGCCGTCGACCGCGTGCCGACGGCGAAGCGTTCCGTCGTGACCTCGAGGATGTTCCCCCATGATGCGGATTCGGTCTGCATCTGATGGAACGTCCAGGCGTGACGCATCGTGTAGTCGATCACGGCGACGCGCTTCTTACGCTGCGCCAGCGAATCGATGCGGCGCAGATCGGCGAGGCTCGTCGCGCCCGGCTTCGCGATCATGACGTTCGCATGACGCGCGAGTGCCATCATCGCCGCCTCGACCTGCGTCCCAATCGGCGATGCGATCACGACGAGCTGCGGCGTCGTGAAATCCAACGCATCCGAGAGTGTACGAAATGTGTACAGATTCGCCGCTCGCGCGACCGCTCGCCGCTCCGCATCGGGATCGTGAACGCCGGCGACGAAGAAGCCGGGATGGTCGAGAAGGTTCCGCGTCAGGACGCCTCCCCAATACCCGAACCCGGTGACGAGCGTTCGGATCACCAGGACTGCTGGAGTCGCGTCGCGAGACTCCACTCCATATCGCGCGGCAACCCATTCACCGCCTGCGCCCAACGGTACTCGTACAGAGCGTGATTCGCGGCGTGCGTCTCGCGGTTGCGTTCCGCCTTGACGGGATCGCTCGCGATCGTGCTCGAGTTGTCATGATGCACAACCGCAGCCGACTGCACGAACGTCATGCCATGCACGCGGGCGCGACGCTCCCAATCGACATCCTCCATGTAGGCAGGGTGGAAGCGTTCGCAGAACAGGCCGACGCGCCTGATCGCGTTCGCGCTGATCCACGTACAACACCACGGCGGCGCGCCCGCCTGGACGACGTCTGCCTCGTCCGTGTCCTGCGAGAAGATCGCGAAGGCATCCTCGCCGAAACAGGCGTCCGAGTTCAGGAGAAGCCACCCGCTCGCGTGCGGCGTCGCCTTGATGCCGAGGTTCCAACTAGTCGCGACGCCGAGATTCGACGGCATCTTCCACAGGAAGCGGCGCTTCGCGATCATCCGCATCTGGATCGTGTCGAGATAATGATCCGGCAGGCCGTTCCCGTTATCGATGACGATCAGCGTCTCGACATCGTCAAGGCTTTCGATGGCGCGCTCGAGCAGGTCATACCGATTCAAGACCGGGATGATGACGACGTCGATCACGGCTGCCACGTCGCGAGACGCTGCATAATCGGCCGCCAATGCTTCGCGTACACCGCGTCAGCCTCGTACGCCTTCGCGAAGTTGAGCGCCTCCTGACTCGTCACGCCACGCTCCCGCGCGTACGCATCCTCCAGCGCCTGGACGATGTGATGAACGTGCGGCGTGAAGAACCACGAATCCTGATTCGGATCCCACAACGGCTGCCCATCGATCACCCAGCCGTCGCCGACAAGCTCGGGCTGCGCGCTGAACGCACTCACGATGACCGGCGTCCCGCACGCCTGCGCCTCGATGACGGGCACGCCGAAACCCTCGCCGGCGCTCGTCGCGAGCAGGACATCCGCGTCCGTGTAGAGCGCGGCAAGCGCCGTCTGCGGGATGTTCATCCGGTAGAGGTACTGATTCACGATGCGGACCTGCTCCGGCTTGATGCCGCACGCGGCTACGAGGCGCTTCACGTCGACACCGCCGAGCGCCGCCGACTCGTCCGTATGCAGATAAAGAATCGCGTCGGGACGATTCTGCGCGAAAACGCTGAACGCGAGGAGGTTCTCGCCCCAGCACTTCCGCGGCGGAGTCCGACCCTTGTTCGCAGAGTTCATCATCACGACGAACGCATCGGGATCCTCGACGCCCATGATGTCGCGGCCGCGGATGCGCTTCCCCTGCGCGTCGAGAAAGGTCGGCGTCGGCTTGAAGGCGCTCGCGTCGAAAGCGTGCGGCGCGTACTCGTGATCGATCTTCTCCAGCTCCAGCATCCGCGACCCGAACTGACTCATGGCGATCGGCATCACGTTCGGCTTCTTCAACCATCGGATCACGTCCGGCGGTGCGGGCTGATGATCGATCGGCACCCATGCGGCGATCTTCTCGATCTGATCGATGCTCGGATTCTTCAGCGCCCACACATCGAAGAGCGTGACGACGGCGCTCGGCAGCGGCGACGCGCTCGACCAGTGCTGCCAATGCGCGCAGAGAATGTCATCGCTGTACGGCGAGACGCCCGTCGGGTACAGCTTGACCCCGTTCCAATCCGTCTCCGAACCCTGGAGGCCGAAGTTACACGCGACCGCGACCTCGTGCCCGTCACGCTTCAGACGGTCGACGACCTGCGCCGTCTGCACGCCGTAACCCGTAGCGGCGAAGGGAGCGTTGCTCGCCCAGAGGACGCGCATCGGCTGGATGCCGGGCTCGACGTGCTTCGCCTTCGCAGCCGCTCGACGCATCTGCCGATTCGACACATTCCCTCCCTAAAGACTAAGGGCCGCCGGTCCGAAGACCGACGGCCCATAGGCTACCACTCGGGGATGCGTACTAGGACGCGCCGCCGACGAAGTGCTTGATGTGCGACGTCTGCGGCAGGTTGCCGTCGACGCGCATCGAGGCGCGGAACGTGACGAGATCCGCGTTGAAGGCGTACTCGTCCGAGCGGTCGAGGCGGATGCCACCGACGGTGCGGACGTAGTACGAGGGGAGGTGACCGCAGATCACGGACTTCACGCCGGTGCCGGGCGAAGCCATATGCGGATTCTCGAACACCTCGCGGCCCAGGAGCAGGTCGCGGCGCTCGCCGCTCGCAGCCGGGTCGAAGATGTAGTTGCCGGCGGTGTCCTTGAGCTTCCGGACCGCGCCGATCGCCGCACCGTTCATCATCCAGCCCACACCCGGGAGCAGGCGCGCCGCGCCGTCCAGGGAGTAGTAGAGGTCGATGAGTGTGTCGGCGGTGAAGGCACCCGAGACGCCGGTGCCGCCCGTGCCGCCAGCGGCCGAAGCCGAGACGATGCCGTTCGGCTGGACCGTGCCGGTACCGATGGTCAGCGCGCTCTGGACGTTGTAGCCCAGACCGTTACCGACCTGATCGGCGAGGAAGCCGAGGAGGTCGACGCCGGAGTCCTCGATCAGCTCGCGGCTGACCTGGATGAGGAAGCCGTACTTGAAGGCCTTCAGCTCCGTGAAGGCGTTCATCGTCGGGTCGGACTCGGAGAAGTTCGCGCCCTGAGCGGTGACGGTGCTCGAGGACGAGTACGCCGAGAGGCTCGGGATCTGGAGCGTCTCGCCGCCGGCCGTGTTCAGCACGGTCGGGACGTCGAGCATCGGACCCACGAGGCGAGCCTTCAGGATGACCTGGTCGAAGAACGAGGTCGGGACCGGAGCGCCGGTCGAGGTCGTCAGGACGTCGCGCTTCTCGAAGTTGTACGACCGGATCTCGCCCTTCGCGAGAGCCCGGATCGCCTCCGCGTCGGAGTCGTCGCCCGCGGGCTCCTCGTCCGTGCGGATCTCAGCCGCGACCGCGTCGAGGCGCGCCGCGCGCTCCTCGTCGGCCTTCAGCTGCTCGATGATCTGCGCGCGCGAGTCGAGCTCGGCGGAGATCTTCTGGTACTTCTCCTCCTCCTCGCCGGTCAGGTCGCGCTTCTCAGCGGCCGCCGTATCGAGCAGGTGCTTCGCCTCGTGCCACGCGGCCTGGCGAAGATCGTGCTGGCGCTTGATGTACTCGGACATCTGCGATCTCCCTTCGGAAATCAAGTTGGGGTTGACTACCGGCCGCGGCTCCGCGAAACCGAAACACCCGACGCGGCTCCGCATCGGATACCAGAATCATAACCCCGCGAAATAGTGAAACGAGGATTAGCCGCGAAACGCTAGACGCGCGCCATCAGCACGTCGAGCTGCTTCTGCTTCATCGCCAGCTTCGCGGCGACATCGTCACGCTCGGCGCGCAGCTTCGTCACGGCCTGATCGAGGACGGCGGCGAGCTCGTCGTCGAGCGTCTCGCCCTTCTCGAGCGCCGTGATCGCCTCGTTCAGCTTCTCGGCCTCGAGGCCCGTAGCGTCGACGAGGCCGTCCAGGCTGCGGACGCTGGCGGCCGTCGCCTCGTATGCCGGGAAGCCCGTCACGATCGACACCTCGTGGAGACGGACCTCGCGGAGCTCGCGCTCCTGCCCGTCATCGCTCCACGAGTCGCCGCCCTTCGGCACCGAGAAGCCGAAGGACATCGAATCGATATCGCCACGCTTGAGCAGGACCGCCATGTCGCGGCCATCCGTCGTGTCGGGCAGGTCCGCCTCGACCTCGAGGCCGCGCTGCGACTCCGACAGGCGCAGGGTGCCGGCCCGCTTCGACGCCAGCACGCGCGACGTGTCGTGATTCACGAACAGCTTGATCTCGTTACGCGAGCGAAGCGAACGCGCGAACGCGCCCGGCGCGATCCGCTCGATGAACGGAAGCGGCTGGCTCGGCGAGTTGAACGCGGCCGCCAGGCCGACGAACGTCATCCCGTCGCCCTCCGTCGCGTTCCGAATCTCGAACTCGTTGACCGTGACGCGACGCTGCTCGACCCCGTTCTCCATACGAAACAGGGTAGCACCGGGGCGCTCGCGAACGGAGATCCCCGGATACCATCGCCGATCCTCGGCCTCCTCCTCGGCGGCGATCTCGTCGCGCTTCCGATTGAACCATTCGATCGCCGGCTCCGGATTCAGCGGATCGATGCCCCAGAGGTAGAACGCGACGGCGCCGTTGCCCGGCCAGCCGTCCGCGTCCGCGTCAGAGTTCTGCGGCG